CCCGGCCCCTGATCTTCGGGAACTTGCCGCCCTTGCTGATCCGGGTGGCGAAGCTGTCCAGCACCTTGTAGCCCGCCGATGCCACGGCCAGAGACGAGTGCTGCCGCTCGGGCAGCGTATGCTCCAGCACGCCATCCGAGTGCAGGTGCCCGTCGATCAGCAGATCGGCCTCCTCGGCCTCCAGCATCTCGCGGATGTGACCATGCAAGCGATGGAACCACGAATTGCCCTTGCCGAACTTGTGCGTCAGGCTGACGCGGCAGTCCCGGCCATTGGGCGTGCGGACCACGAAGCGGCACATCCAGTAATCGCGGATCATGTCCTCGGGCAGCCACTCGGAAAACAGGTTCGACAGGTACGGGTTCATCTCTTCGTGGTTGCCGTCCACCCACGCATCCGGCTGGAAGATGTCGATGTAGTACTGCGCCCGCAGCAGCGCGTCCGGCATCGTGCATTCCTGATCGGCCCACTTCTTGGCCAGACGCCCAGCCAGCGGCCAGTTGTTCAGCAGGTCACCGCCGTGGCACATGACGGCGTCCAGATCGTGGGCCGCTCGGATGTCGGCCTCCAGCAGCCTGAGCGGCGTGGAGTTGTCATCGACGTGCGGATCGGTAGCGTGGAAGATGACATACGCGCCATCCGGGCGCTCAATCACGGGCCACGTCTTGCGGACGGCCTCGGACAGTTTGCGCTCAACTACGCTGGCGTGGCTGTCCCAAGCCTCCTGTGGCGTTTTTGCACCACTCTCCAGATTATAGCCCACGTCTGCCAGCTTGATTAAAGTATCAGCCTTGGGAGGGTTGGCTTTGGCGATGGTGACGCGGCTCTGGAACGTCCTGTACGGAATGCCCAGCGCGGCGGCTGCCTTGCGCATGTTGCCGTACTTCTCAACGGCGGCCAGCGCCTGCGCGCGTTCAGCTTCAGAAAGGGGAGGTCTCACATCGCTTCTCCATCCCAGAAGTCCCAGCCCCACAGAACGGCGCAGGCAGTATCATTAGGCGGCAGGACGACCAGTATCCACTCGCCGTCGATGTGCGACACATATAGCCGCGCGTCCACTTCGCCGAGGGAGGTGGAGACAATGGGCGATCCGATCATCTCCATGTTGTTCTCTGCCATAAACGCATCAAGCTGCGACGCGGGCAGACAGGCAGGCTCTTGTGCGGCTGCTGCGCTAGTAAGGCAAATCGCCGTTGCTGTCAGGAGGTGCTTCATCATCAAGCGCCCTTTCTGCTAGGGCCGCGCATAGCACCAGAAGTGCCTTGTACGCAGCGATGACGGTCGGCACTTCTGCCGCCGTGAACTCCCTCCCTACCCGCGCAGTCTCCGCGCGGCCAATCAAGTCGGTGCCCTGTTCGATCAGAGGCATGTCTTTCCAGATGTCAGTCATTCCAGTAACGATCATGTGATTTCCGGCAGTGGTTGCGTCCGAAGACGAAAGTGAAGCAACGCCAGAATGTGGATGTGTCTTGGTGGTGCCACGCGCGCGAACAGAGGCTCTGGCTCTTATCGCTGTATATGCAATCGTGGATGCGCCTGCTCAAGGTGACCAGCCACACAGCCTTTCTCCTGTGATGTTGTGGGTAAGTATTTGACGTGACGTGCCTTCTGTCAACACGTCGGCCACCGACGGGCGGATCGGCTCCGCCCAGTCGCAGCTATTCGTCGTCACGCATCCAGCGAGCAAGATCGCTGCGCACGTCAGCAGGGTTGCGGCCTTCCACATAGTTCTCCACCTCTCGTTGTGTCTGCATTGCCTCCACCGCTCTCTCGGCGGCTTTGCGCCGCTCTGCGTTGACGCCGGAACGACGAGCGCTAATCAGCACGGCCAGCCCAGCGACCGCAGCGGCCACATACTGCCACGCGCCGCCCAGCAGCCAGTTAATGATCGTCTGCATCGCTGAAGACCCTCGACAGCTTGTCCCGAATGCCGATCAGGCCGAAGCCCAGCCCCATCATCGCGGCGGGCGAACTGTCGCCATTGCCCGACAGCATGGCGATCAGGACGCCGAACTCGTTGGTCCAGCGGCCAGCGCCTGCCATCATGGCGATGCCGATGGCGATGGAGAAGACGCCTGCCCACCACGTCATGCTCTTCGGTCGAATGTATCTCATGGTCACCTCCGAAACAGGCTGATAAAGCGCTCCAGCAGCGTCATGGGTTCCAGATCGGCATTCACGTCGAACAACTGCTCCGCCGGGTGGTCCATCATCAGGGCCTCCAGTTCCGCCGGAGACATGATGCGCAGCGCTTGGCTGTACTTGTTCGACGAATTGACCTTCCAGACGGTGATGCCGTCGCGCGGGTATTCGCCGAACAGGAACATCCGGCGCTCTTCCTCGCGGCGCTTCACCAGCCCCTCCAGCACGACAAGCTGGCCGTTGACGCGGCCCTTGTTGTAGAGCGTCAGGCGGCGCGCGGCGTCTTCCCGGTCGCCCCGGTTCAGGGCCTCGGTGGCGGAAGCGCGCGAGATCGCTCCGGTGTTAAAATGAAAAGAGACAAGGGCATCAAACTCGTGCTGCGCCAGCGGCACCTTGACCGCGCGGTTCACGCCGTCCTCGTACTTCTTGATGTGCTTCTGGAACAGGGCGACCGCCTGCTTGATGGCTGCGTCCACATCCTCGGGCATACCGCGTTCCATCTTGGCCGGATCAGGCGCGCCGCTCATTGCAGTATGGCCAATGCCGAAAGTCCAGACCCCAACCGGATCAATGTAAGGGGCAGGCACAATGCCCTCAGACTTGGCGATAGCAACGAGGCCCTTGATGCTGGTTCTCATTGCCCCCGGCGCTCCATCCGATCCAGTGTTTCGCGAATCGCTTCGATGTTCTCAGCAATGCGCGCTGTGGCAATGGCTTGGTTCTGCGCAGTGACCTCTAGGTTTTCAATGCGCTGGTCATGGCGAACAATGTCCCGAGAGTTGGTCTCAATCCCATTGTTCATGCTTGCGACAAACCAAACAAGCGCACCCGTCTGGGCGATGATCGCCACAATGAACGAGATCGGGACGCTCTTGCTCAGGTGCCATTGTTCGTGTGCCATGTCAGCATCCTATCATTCACGGCGCAGTCGGCCAAGTTGCGTTGTCGGGGAAGCCCGGTTGCTGCGGAATGTCCCGCAGTGCTTGGCGGTAGTCGAGCCAGACCACCGGGATTTGAACCCCGAGGCCGTCCTGAGCGTTCTGTTCGATGGCCTTGGTTACGACCCAATCGCTCCCAGCAAGGAGCGCGTCACGCTGTGCGCGGATTGAAATGTCCTGTGGGACAGGATCAGGCTCTTTCTGCATTGGCTCAGTTGGGATGGGTTCATTGACCCATTGGGAGCCATCCCATTTTAAACGTGACCCCTTAATGGCATCTGGGGGCGATGCTATGACGCACCCTGCCGGAATAAGCCACTTTGCTGGCTCAAGAGGATTGGGGTCCGCTGTCACCGCCCCTACAAAATAACCTTGTCCGTCTGTCTGATACACCTTCATGGTAGCCCTCAATATTTGATGCAAGACAAAAGCGCGATGTTGCGCGGGCGTGTTTCAGAACCACCAGAGCCGCCGATGTGTTGCCCATCAACATTGGCCGGAGTGCCTGTATAGGCGCTGCGGTTTGCGTGTGTGCCATTGCTGTCAATCATCAGACCGCCACCGCCAGTGTCGTTGCTGATGGGTGCTTGAGTAGCCCTCCGCGATGGGTGGCCGTGCAACTTAAATTCATCAGCTTGCGCGGAGCCAAAACTTCGCCCACTATCAACACCCCGCGCGTCATCCCACGCGCGAATAAACTCACCGCGAAGGTCAGGAACGTTAAATGTTGTGCTTCCGTCACCTGCGCCAAAAGTAGTGCCAATAGCTGAAAATAAATCAGCATAGGTTGTTCTTGAAATAGCTGCGCCGTTGGCCTTCAAGTAGCCCGTTGGCGCTGTGCTTCTCGCCAGATAAATGATAGTGCCTGCTGGAATGGCAGCAGCAGTCTCGGCCTGCCAGCCATTCGTCGTGTCGTAGGTCAGCACCTGCCCGTCAGTCGGGGACATGCTGGAATACACGTCAGACAGGTTCTTGATCGACTGCCCGGTGATGCCCGTCAGGTAGCCGCTGTCATTCGTCAGCGTCGAGATGTTGTCGCCCGGTTGGACCGCCGAAGCAGCCAGCGCGCCGTCCGCCGCTACGTCCCGGCCATCCACAGTGCCAGTGACAGTAATGTTGCCGTTGATGGTCTGCCCAGCAAACGTCGGGCTGTCGGTCGTCGCCACGCCCTGATCCATGTCAGCGGCATGCTGCAACTCTTCCGCTCCAGCGGAGACAAATACGACTGCGGAGCCAGACAGCGTGATCGCGGCATCCGCATTGCTGCTCTCTGTCACCGTGCGCGTCAGGGTCGTCCCGGTCGCAGTATACGTCCCGGTGCCGATCTCCCAGTTGCTGCCATCTTCGATGACGTAGCGGACGGTCTGGCCGTCGGTGATCCCGCCAGCCGCGAAGGTCTGGTAGCCGTCTTCAGCAGCCCCAAGCGTGATGGTGCCCGTCCCGGTCGTGGACGTGGCGACTTTGACGCGGTTGGCGAGAGTGACCATTTTTCACCTATCAGGCAATGCGGACGATAGCGTTCGAGGCGTCGGCGGTCGGGAACGACACGGTGAAGTCGCCAGCGGTCGAGGTCTTGTCGGCCCCGAAATCCAGAACGGCCACGGCCTTGTTGGACGCGGACGAGTTGTAGATCACTGCGCCGCGCGCCGTGATGGTCGCGTCGGCCCACGTGGTGTCCGAGAAATCGATGTAAGCCGTGGTGCCCGAGGTGGAGACCGCGCCGCCCGTCACGGTCAGCGTGTTGCCGCCCGCCGTGTAGTTGGTGCCGGACACCTCGTTGGTGGCGCTGTACGCGGTCGTGGTGGCGTCCAGCGTGGCGCTCGACGTATACAGCGCGATCTTGAAGGTGTGGGTGGTGAAGTCGTGGACGCCTTCCATCAGTTCCTTCTTGAAGGAAGTCGTCATTGCTTGCGTGATGGCCATGTGGATGCTCCTTACGCCATTGCCTTGGCGCGCATGCGGATGGAAGATGAACCGACTTTAGCACGATCCGACTCAATTTGCAGGGCGTTCATCGACTGCTCCAGCAGCCCGCCCCAGACCTGAATGCGCTGGTCGTCGTCGAGATACGGCGCGGCCTCCAGCAGCGCGCCATACAGGTACACATCCGGCGCGGCAGTCAGCAGCCAATTGCTGGTCACGCTGTCGGACAGCGCCGGGATTTCCTTGTAGTAGGTCAGTTCCGCCGTGTAGGTGCCGTCAGGAACGGGCACAAGCTGGAACTCCTCACCGATCATGGTGAAGAAGCGCGACTTGGCGCTCGCGCCGCCGGACAGGTGCAGTTCCTCGGCGGCCTGATCGGGCGTCACGTATTCAAGCGTGGTGATGGGCGTGGTGTTCAACTGGAAGCGCACGTTCTCCAGCCAGTCGCCCGGAACCGCCACGTAGCCCTCGTCCACGCTGGTGGTCGCGCGGGTCATCATGCGGTAGTCGCGGATGCGGCGGTTGAACTTGGCCTCGGCCAGCGAAATGAATGACGGGATGACGCTGGTCAGGTCATCCCGCAGAAGCCAATCGGCGACAGCGCTCTTCAACTCGCTGTAGGTTGTGATCGCCATCACAGCGTCCCTTCTCTGGTGCGGAAGACCCGGTTGTCGGGATCGTTCAGCCACTTCTTCAGCGCAGCGGGATCGTCTGCAATGCCCTGCCGCTTCAGTTCATAATACACGGAAAGCGGTATGGAAGCCACGCGGTTGATGTCGCCCCACTTCGTGCGCTTGTCGGTCTCGTTCCGCGCTCGCGTGTTGCTGTCGTCAACGTCGAGCCGCTGCTCGGTTTCGATGACGTACTCGCCGTTGTCCTTGACGTGCCAGTAGCGGCGGATGCCTGTGGTGGGGTCTTCGTCAAACAGTCTTTTCATGATTGCCTCCTCAAAGTTGACGGGGCGAGTGTATCGCCCGCCCCGTCACTTGTCATTAGGAGGTGGTCAGGTCGGCCACGATGCCGTGAGCGGCTTCGTTCATGACCTTCAGGCCGAACTCGCCGATCAGCATGCCCTTCTCAGCGTCGCCAGTCTTGGCCAGATCGACCTTCTGGATCGGACGCAGGTAGCAGACCGATGCGTACTCGGGGTCAAGAACCCAAGCATCGCGAGCGCGCTGGAAGCGGTTCGGCACGACAGTCAGGGTGCCGAAGTCGGACATGTACACGTCCGCAGCGCCAACGATGGTGGTCGGGCTGTCCGACGGTGCCATGTAGCGCTGTGCCGCGATACCAGCGAAGGCCGACACGGCCTGCTTGTTGAACGCGCCGACCATCAGGATCGACGGGTTGCCGCCGGAGGTCCACGTCTGCTGCATGACATCCTTCAGCATCGCCTCGGTGAAGGCACGCTGGGTGCCGTCGGTGCGAGCGTCGGTGCCGTCACCAGTCGGAGCCGCACCGCCAGTGCCAACGCTGTCGTTGGTGGCGATCCATGCGCCCAGACCTGCGGTCTCGGGAGCGGTGGACGAGTTGCCAGCCACGCGGGCGTTGTTGTCCAGCAGGGTCGCTTCGATGTCGCGCTTGATTTCCTTGCCGCGCTTGGCGACTTGGTATGCGACTTCGTCTGCACGGCCAGCCTCGTCCACAGCGGCGAGGTTGTCCGCGATCACGTAGGTGCGACGACGGATGTGGGTGTAGTTGCCCAGACGGGTGGTTGCCGAGGTGGCGTCGAACGACGACACGTCATCGCCATTGATGACGGGCGTGGTCGAGGTGGAGGCGAGCGAGTCGGTCTGCCACTCGAAGAAGGTGTTCGACACGTTTTCGGAGCCGACGTTCGACATGAACGGCGTCTCTTCCGGCGAGATGTTCGAGATGGTGTTTGCAAGGTCTTCACGGATGCCGACGGCATCATAGGTCGTGAAGGTATTGGTGACGATAGCCATGGTTGGTTACCTCTAAGCTTGCCGCCCAGAGGTAACCTTTATGACCTCAGAGCAGCGATTTGATGACTGCGGCTGCGTCGGCGACGCGGCCAGTTTGACGGAGGCGTTGTTGCGCCTTTTCCACACTTGAACGCTTGCGGGGCTGGGTGCCCTTGGAACCTGCCTTCATCTGCTTCGGCCCGGTCTGTTTCCGCTCGCTCTTCGCTTGCGAAATCTTCTTCTGGCCACGCTCAAAAAGCATCGCATTCCTTGCCAGTGCGACGACGCCAGCGTGGGTGATTGCATCCACGTCGGCCTCGGCGAAGCCCTTACCCAGAAGGAATTGCCGGATTTCGGCAGCTTCACGCTGCGCGGTTTCGGCATTTTTCCATTCAGGAATAAGTGTCGGAAGGCGCTCCTGCTCGGCTTTCACCTGTGCAGATTGTTGCTCTTGCAGTTGCCGTTGACGGATTTGCGCCATGCGCTGTTGTTCCTGCTCAACGGCTCTGATCTGAGCCTCGCGCTGATCCTTCGCTTCGCGCCACTTGCGCTCTAGCTTGGTCGCTTCGATGGGGTTCTGGTCGTACAGCTTGTCCCAGTCGGGTTCCGCTTGCAGTTGCTGCTCCAGTTGCTGCCGCATGGCAGGCAGGAGTTGAGCATACTGGTCGCGTTCTGCGGCAATTTCCTGTTCCAGCGTCTGAACAGCTTTGCGCTGCTCTGCCAGTTCCTGAACCTTCCGCGTGTAGTCCGCTTGGCGCGAATAGCCATTGACGAGTTCTTCGTAGGTGACCTCGACATCCTCGCCACGCACCTTGACGGTATGCAGCGGCTCGCCGGGTTCTTCGTATTCCTCGTCGCCGGAGTCTTCGGCTTCGGCGGTCGGCTCCTCCTCGACTTCGACGGCTTCCGCCGCTTCCATCTCGGTCTCGCCCTCGGGCATGTCGCCCGGCGCATCTTCGCTCGACGCCGTATCCTCAAGGGGGGCCATCATAGCTTTGATTGCTTGTTGCGCTTCACGCAGATCGCCAGTTGCGTTGTCTGCCATCGCTAGCTCCTATTTTAAGACTTCGCGCCCTTTTCTGCAATAACCCCCGCGTCAACGTGGATTTGCAGGCGGCGGCGCAAGACATCCAGTCCGTGTTGTTCCGCCTGCACTCGCATCAGGTCGTCCACGTCTCCCATGGATACCGACCTGAATTGATCCCAGATTTCCTGCTGCAATTCGTCGAAGACGCGCGTCAGCGCCTCGTCCGCCAGAAGCCTCTTAGCCTCTCGGGCGTCCGTTAGGATTTGCTCCTTGGTTTTCTTCGCCACGTACAGCCTCCTTCACCATGTCGGCCTGCGCTTTCATCACCTCCTTGGCGATGGCTGCCGACTTCTTGATCTGCTCGGCGTTAAGCTGCGCGCCGTACTTGGCTTCCAACTCTGCCGCCTTCATGTACACGTCGATTTCCATCTCGTCGCGCTTGCGGTCATCTTCGCGCAGCGCGTTCTCGCGCTTCAACCGCAAATCAGCGTCCTTCATGGCCATGTCGGCCTGAATTTGCATGATCTGGGCTTGGATAAGCTGCTCGTTCACGTCCGGCTTCTCCGGCTGCGGCGGGGGCGGCTGGAACTGGGCCGGATCGGACCAGAAGCGCGAGGTGTCCTTGAAGCCCGCCAGCGAGGTCATTTCGGCCAGCGTGTTGTACAGCTTCTGGAGGTCGGTCAGCGGATTGATCGGCCCCAGCGTCGCCAGAGCCTCTTTCTGCATCTCGCCCAGTTGCTTCAGCATCATCATGCGCTCGGTGTCCGAGCCACGGCCCAGCGCCACGGTCGCCGCGGCGTCCATGGACACGTCCCACGCACGAGGATCAATCGGCACGAACTCGTTGGTCAGGCGCACCATCCGGGGCTGGTCCTGATGCTGGGCGATCAGCCGAAGCAGCCCCCGGAACAGCGTCTTCATACCCGTCTCAGCAAAAATCCGGGCGATCATCTCAATGTGCTGCTGCGCCGCAGTAACAGTCGCCGCCACCGCCGAGGCCGTCGAAGACTGGAGCGCATCGGCGTCCAGACCAGCGGCGGCCTTGCTGATGCCCGTGCGGTTCTGCCGGGTGTCGTCCATATAGGCCAGCACCGGGAACGCCTCCTTGCCGACGAACGGCATCGCCAGCGGCTGCACCTGACCCGGCGCACGCTGCCGGATGATGGCCCCGGTCTCGGTGTTCATCACGTCTTCGATGTTCACCTGACCTTCGGTCACCGCGACGCGCGGGTGGATCGACATGGCCAAGCTGTCAAGCGTGTTGCGCATGACCACCGACTTGATGCGCTGGATGTCCATCACGATGTCGGCAATCGACATGCCGAAGAAGTCGTGCGGCTCGGGGTCGGGGCAGAAGGTCGCGAACGGCAGAACGTCCCACGCCTGATCGTTCAGGATTTTCTTGCCCACACCCGCCACGCAGACCCGGCGCAGTTCAGCGATCCCGTCGCCGTCGCGGTCCACCTTGATGTAGCACTCAATGTACGTGACCTTGCGCGACGCCGGGTCCGAGCGGTCGCTGTCCTTCAGCGACAGCGCCGGGTTGCGGACCTGACGTTCGATGTTCGTGTCCATGTCGTCGGTGTCCGACGCCAGATCGATCACGTCGTCGTATTCATAGCCCATCGATACCAGATCGGACACGGTCACCACGCGGCGGTGCGCCACGAACTCGGCGTCCTCCAGCGACTTGGCACGGCGGTCGATCAGGAACTCCTCGGGCGGCAGGGCCTCCACCTTGATCTTGCTCTTCGGCATGCGCCGGGTGGCCCGCACGTCGTGCATCAGCGGCGGACGCGGCATGGGCATGCCCAGCGCCTGCATGGCCTCCAGTTCGCCGTCAGCCATGGGTGGCAGTTCGCCCTCATAGGTGGACTGGATGTCCACCGAGACGTTGGGATCGGCGGTCAGGGACGCCAGAGCGGCGTCGTCCAGCCCGGTGAAGTCCGAGGTCTGGGTCTCATAGCTGTAGTCGCACCAGAACTTCACGATGCCCGCCTTGCGCACCAGTGCGTCCTTGAAGGCCGAGTGCAGCACCATGAAGCCCGGATTGTCCTTCTGGAACACGTAATTCACGTATTCCGTGGCCTGCTTGGCCATCTCCACGTCTTCCGGCCCGCGCGGCACGAACTCGACCACCTTGTCGCCGCTGGTGAAGACCCGCATCAACGACGGCATGATCGCCTGAACAGTGTCGCGCACGTCCATGCTGATGACTTGGCTGCGGCCCGCCTCTTCGTCGCCGAATGGCTCGCCACGGTAATATTCTGTCGCCATCGCGCGGACTGGCGACACAGTGTTGTCGATGAAATCAACCGCGTCGTCGATCTCGCTCGCCACGATGCCCTGCAACTCGTCTTCCGGCATGTAATCCGGGTTGACCAGTTCCTGCACCTCGTTTGTCAGGTCGTTCACTTCGGGGTCCATGTGTGGCTCCTATCGCGAGAGAAGCCCCATGGGGCGTCTTTGCGGCGTTGGTTGCGGACGGCGATCCAGATATTGCTGCGAAATCGGGTCGAAATCTACGAAGCGGCCACGATCAAAATAAAGCGCCTCCAGCAGCCCCTCGCGGGCCATGGTGGTGGCGTCCAATTCGTCCCGGCTGCCAGCATTCGGATCAGCGGCTTCAGCCCGAGCAAGCGCCGCGCGCTCTTCCATGGCGCGGGGGCGCGGAACAGGCCGACCTTCGCGATACAGCGCGTTTTCCGGCTCGTATTGCGACAAGATGCCCATAACGTAGCGCTGCGTCTCAGGGTTGCGCGCGATGGGGCGATAATCTTCCTGATCGTACATCAGATCGCTGCTGTCAGGGCCTGCATTGTACGCAGACAGCGCAAGCGGCCACGATCCAAACCGCTCATACAGATCGCCCATGATCTCTGCGCCAGCTTGCAATTGGTAAACAGGGTCTTCTTCCAGAAGATCGGCATCAATGCCGTACGTCTCCATGGTGTCAGGAGTAATTTGCGACAGGCCGACAGCCCTAGCAGCGCTGCGCGCCTGCGGGTTCCAAGAACTCTCCTGCTGGATTTGGGCCAGATACAGTTCTTCTGGAATGCCAGCGGCGCGGGCTGCAATCCTCGCCTGTTCAATCAGATATTCTCTGTCCATCA